TGAAGGTTTGAAGATTGTTGCTAAGTCTGCATTTGGTTGTGATTTCTTCAATCTTAAGAATGATGGTTGTTATGGAGATGATTTCGAATATTCTATTTTTGAAATGATTGAAATGGGTTCTATACCATTGCTTGATTGGAATGCAGGAAATGCTTGTAGAATGTATGATGAGAATACAAATTGTCTCAATAAAACTGCATTAGAAATGGGATTAGGTATATTCCTTAAGAAAGATTTGTCAAATATTGATGAATGTCTTGAACAAATGGATGAACTTATGAATGATCCTGTTAAGTATGATGAAATGCGTAATAAGATATTTGATGCATTTAAGAAAAACTGTGATGCACGTTCAATTGCACAAAAAATGATAGATGATTGTTTTAAGTAATTATGAAATATTTAGATAATTTAACTAAAGGCAGCGGTCATGGAAAGATCGCTGCTATTATTGGTATTACTTCTCCTATTTCATTTACTAAGATGGGAATTAAGAATGCCGGTATGAAAACATATAAAGACTATCTTGAAAAATATGTTGGATATGATAAAATATATATTATCAGTTCATCAATTAAAGAAAAGAAAATTAATGAAGAATATTTTGATAAAGATTCAATAATTTTTGGAATTGATAAAGTTAATCTTTTTAATGATTTAAATATTGATGATATATTTTGTAAGCAACATGTTTTAGTATTCTTTGGTGGTGTACTTGGTGATTTTTATTTTTCAATATGTAATAGGTTAGTTGAATGGTATAAAACACATGGCGATGGTCATTATTATACTATTCAAGATGATCCTGATTTTATGACAATTAATCCTGCACTTATGGTAGAAAAACGTCTTTATAAATCTGAAGATCAAAAACCAAAACCTTATAAATATAATAAAGAAACATCTGATGCAAAACTTTATTTAGAATATCAAAAAACTAATTTACTTCATAATTGTTTCGATAATACAATTGTAGCCCATTGTGGTAATGATTATGAACACTATTATAATGAAAGAATAAAATTAAAATTTGGTTCTCCTAATATAGTTACACAACCAAAATATTGGTGTAAGTTTAATGTATACAATTGGCAAGGTGTTAATTGTAATCTTGAAGATAAATTTAAAGAATATCCTTTAAATCGCAAATATCAAAGTGAATATCATGGATATATTAAACATGATGATTTTAGAGTTAAACATACATTAGCATTCTATAATATTCTTGATGGTCCTATAAAAGTTATTGAAGCAAAAGGACATTTTTCAGATGAATTTAAGAATGCAGATAAGTTTAAAGAAATAGAATATAATAAATTGTTTGAAGAGATATGTAAAGATTCGTATACTTCATTTATTATAGCAAATCCTTCTACATTTGATGATTTTATTAGTCCACGTTATTTTGATTTAATGTTGGCTGATATAATTCCTTTTGTATTTACTCCTTATGATTCAAAGAAACAATATACAGATGATGATTTTTTAAAAGAATTTATGTATGTTGATAATCCTGAACAATTTAAAGAAAGAGTAGAACAATTAATTAGTGATGATCATTTATTTTGTAAAGTGAAATATCATCAACGCAAATCAATATATGATAAATTTAATAATTATATGTTAGATGAATCAAAAAAATTGTTTGAAAAATATTTAAAAGACAATAAGAAATATGAATAATATTAAAAATTTTTTAAAACAACATTCAGTTGATGAATTTTTTAAGAATAATTATTATTACGAACAATTGGAAGATTTTTATGGGGATGATATTCCACAAAAATATATAGATCAATATAATAATAATGAATTATGTTCATATGAATTTATAGATGAAAATTTACAAACACATGATTCTAAAAAATTACAAGCTAAATTATTAAAAGAATATTCAGATATAATTAGTAATTTTATAATTGCTAAGGACAGTAAAGATAAACAATCATTTTTTATTAAATATTATTCTAACAAATATAAAGAATATAAAAAATTAAAAGATGATAAAAAGTTCAATAATATATTAAGTTTCTTTAATTATTATATTACAGGTTTTTATGATGTGTATAATGATGAAACTGAAAAGATAGAAAAATTAATGTTGATTGAACCAAGATATTCAGATAATGTTAGAGATAAATTAGAAAAAAATCATACAAGACTTTATCATTTTACTGATTCAAAATCTGCTGAAAGTATTATGAAATCTGGTTTACGATGTAAATCTGCAAAATATAGAGAATTTCCAGAAAGGATATTTTTATGGGCAACAAATGATAAAATAATTGATAAAGATAAATATTTGAATAATGATGTATTTGATAAAATTAAACATTTAGTAAATTGGGAAAGATGTTCTAAATATGGTTTATCATGTATAAAGGTTGATTTATATCATAGACACACATCTGATATTAACATATATTCTGATACTGCAACACCATATGACGAAGCAGTATTTATATATAATAATGTTCCTAAAGAATTTTTAAAAGAATTAAAAATAAAGATTAAATATAATTGATATGAATAATATAAAGTGGGCCGCCATACAAGTGTTAACGGGCGGCATGTATTTAGGTGCAGAAGAAGCAATTGGACATCCAGCTGAATGGATAATGTCATTTGAAGGTTTGTGTGATGTAACATATTCTAAAAAGACTAATGAAATGGCAGGTGTTGGTAATGAATATAATTTGGTGAAATATTTAGAAAAACATAATAGAATGGTTCCGTATTATACTATACATAATGGAATGTTCGATATTGATGTTAATTGTATGGATCCATTTATTTCAAAAGATAATGAAGAACAAACACCAGATTATGATAATATCGATATAGTTGTAGGTGTACCAGTATGTTCAGGTATATCAATGGTAACTAAAGCAAGCAAAGAAACTAAAGAGTCACGTAATTGTAATATGAAATGGATGACAAATTATACTCTTACTATCATTAAACCTAAGATTTTTATATTTGAAAATGCACCTACTTTAATGGGAAGCAGAGGAGATGAATTACGTACATGGTTTAATCAATTAGCATTAGATAAGGGATATTCAATTCTTTATTATAAGACTGATACTGTTTTACATCATAACTGTCAAAAACGTCCACGTACCTTTGTTGTGTTCATAAAACATATAACCGACAATACAATTGAGAATCCACCACTCATGTCATTTGAAGCAGCCTCCGTGTCACTAAAAGACTATTTAAATAAAATACCTAAAGGACTGTCTCAAGAAGTACCTGTAAAGACTGGGGTGTACAATTATTACACATTAGACTTCATAAATAAAAAATTTGGTAATGATTGGAAAACATTTATTAATGGATCAATCATGGATTATATAAATCGTAATTCATTAATAGATGAGCTTATTGAATATGTAAAGAAGGATGAAAAATATCCTATAGAGAATAAAGAACGTACATTAAAATATTTTGAGCATATTAAATATAAGAAATCATTAGGACTTAATTATTATGGTGATGATATACAATATGTGAAAGATTTTATGCCTTCTGTACAATTTAGATCTATGCCAAATATGTTGCATCTAACTGAGAATAGAATATATAATGTAAGAGAATATCTTTCATTTATGGGTATGCCTTATGATTTTAAATTATATGGAGATGAAAGTAACTTGGCAAAAATAGGACAAAATGTTCCTGTAGGTACCGCTAAATTCATAGTTTCTCAAGCAATTAATATATTAAATAATTGGAATAAAGAACGTCCAAATATATCGAATGCAGTATATCAAAATAATATAAAACAAACAACAGAAAATGAGGAGTCTTAGGACTCCTCATTTTAATGTTTAATATATTTGTTCTTCAAAGATTTGTTATTACATACTAATTTAATTATGTCCAATAGTTTTTGAATATAGTCTTTATTATCTTCTGGATATATATCATTATCTACAAAATTTACAAATTCTTTTATCTGTAATCTTATTGGATCATTTTCATAACCATTCAATTCTAATTCTAATTCATTTTTGTTGAATTTGTAATCATTATATTTAGCAATAAGTTCGACAAATTCTTGTAAATGATCATTATTAAGTTCAAACCATTTATCAATCATCCATAACAAATTATCATCAAGTTCTTCTAATATGTATGCAGATAAGTTTTTCATTATTCTTTTTTATATACAGCAATTTTTTTATCTTCAATAGAAATTATTTCAAAATTATGCATCAAATATTTTTCAAATTGTTCTTTATTTGATTTATATTCTTTATAATCTAATGTCAATCCCTTACAATTTGATTTTTTTACTATTTCATTATAAATTTTAGATATCAT